CGGCCCGGGTCTTGTACGGGCGAGGCGAAAGCAAGAACTCGCCCTTCTGGTTCTTCTGGGTCACGAAGAACGTGAGCACTTGGGGCCGGGTGGGTTTGAGTTGCATTTGATCCATCACAGCACCCTCAGAATTTCGACGGTGTTGCCAGTGACGCAGGTCTTGGCCGAGCCAGCGCCCCAATGGTGCGAGGCGTACCCGCTGATCGCGCCGCGAATGTGCTCCGCGACGACTCCCTCGGGAATCGTCACCGCCTTCACATCGCCAACCTGCATCGACTTGATGATTGGCTCATAGACCGCGAAGAGCGATCCGCGCTTGTTGTGCTGAACCCGGGTTCGTTCCTTCGGGCGAACGACCTCGAGGTTTCCGTATTCCTCACCCGTGGGCAGGATGATCTTGAAGTCGGCCTTCAAGGCGGTGAGCAAGGTGATGGCTTGCTGGGCAGCTTTTGCAACGACGTTCATGCCTGCCTCCTTCAGATCGAAATGAAGATGGCGGCGAACAGGCCCAAGCCGATCGCTACTGCGAGGGCCGCATCACGGATTGGCGTGGGGCGGCGGTTGATCATGGTTTGCTCGATGCTGCGAACATCGGCGGTTATTGAGTGGTGCTTCATTGCGTTTTCTCCTGTGTTACCCGGCTCCTAAGTTGTCACCGTGGTGATACTGTAACGCAATTTCTCACCGTTGTGCAAGTTTTTTTATCAGAGGGGTGATAATCCCCAGAAACGAGGTTCACCCATGCAACACACATCCCTCACCGATACCAACCACGGCATTTACAAGCGCTACCGCGAACCGCTGGTGCCGCCTTCCGAACTGGTGTTCAAGGCCACGGGCGATCAGCTTTCCCAGATCGAGCAACTGGAGAACAAGCTCGAGCCGAGCCTGTACAAGGTGATCTTGCTGGGCCTCACCACGACGGCGGATGCGATCGACATGAACATGCTGATCGCCGCCCTCGAATCGGGCGATGTGGGCAAGGTGCTGGGGTTGCTGGCGCTGGATAAGGCCGCAGACGCCTTCGCCGCGCTTCAGCCTGCGGTGCAGGCCGGGGTGTACGCCGCAGGGGCCTACGCCGCCGCGCAGGTGGTGCAGGTGAGCGGGGCCAGCTTCAGCTTCGGCCAGTTGAACCCGCGCCTGATCTCATGGCTTCAGACCTATTCGTTGAACCTGATCCAACAGATCAACGACCAGACCCGGGAGGCCGTTCGCACCTTCCTCGTTCAAGGCATGACGGCGGGCAAGAACCCCAAGGATGTGGCCCGGGAGGTGAAGAACATCGTGGGCCTCACCGAAAAGCAGGCCAAGGCCGTCCAGAACTACCGCAAGGAACTCGAAACCTTCCACCTCAAGCGCACGGCTGGGGCCTACGGGCTGGGCAACAAGGTGAACCGGGTGAACGGCACGCAGGTGTCGATCACCGATGGCGATGGCTTGAACACCGACGGCATCAACGCCCGCCGCCTGCGCGATTTCCGCTTTGACAGCCAACTCAAGACGGCCATGAACTCGAGCAAGCCGCTCAAGCCCGAGCAGATCGACAAGATGGTCGCCGCCTACCAGCGCAAGTTTCTGGCGTACCGATCACGGACGATTGCCCGCACTGAGGCGCTTCGCACCACGAATATGGGCATTCAGGACGGGTGGCGGCAGGCGATCGAGGCCGGGAAGGTGGCCGAGGACTTGGTGCGAAAGCAGTTCATCGTGGCTCGCGATGAGCGCCTGTGCGAGGTGTGCTCACCGGTACCGAGCCTGAATCCGAAGCAAGGCGTGAAGATCGGCGCACCCTTCAACACGCCAAAAGGGCCGTACAACCTGCCCCCGCTGCACCCGAACTGCCGTTGCACGGTGTTCATGCGCGTGTATGAACCGGCCCAACTCAAGGGCTGATCACATCCCCGCTTTGTAGACCGCCCGGGCCAGCTTCCGCAGCAATGCCGAAGCTGCCTTCAGGGCGGTTTCCGTGCGTGGGGAGACCGCCCGCTCGCCCAAGGCGTCGAGTTCCCGGGCAAAGCGCTCGAGCGCCCGGTACACATCAAGGTCGGTTTGATCTCTCACCAGAATGATGGGGGTGGCGATAATCTCACCATTGTGACAGGAGCGCCCATGACCCCCGAAAAACTGGCCGAACTGAGCCAACGCATCGCGAAGATCAACGCTACCGCAATCGTGCTCTCCATGCGACTTGCGAAGGCGTCCGACAACACCCACACGCCGCCAGAAGCCGTCCGCAGTGCTGCGGCTCGAGGCCTCGAGTTGCGGAAGAAGTGGAAGCGAGGTGGCCTCTCCAACTCGCAGGCCTCCGACGAGGGCATCGGCTCCGGCGTGCAGCGGGCCACCAACCTGAAGAACGGCGACGCGCTCTCGCTCGCCACCGTGCGCCGCATGAACGCCTTCTTCAGCCGCCACCAGAAGAACTTCGCCCCCGACAAGAAAGAGGCCGACGGTGGCCCCACGGCGGGAACGATCGCTTGGTACCTCTGGGGCGGGAATGCCGGGAAATCGTGGGCCGCTGGGATCGTGGCCGCAGCCGACAAGGTGAAGAAGGTCGAGGGTGCCTACGTGCTGGGCGACGGAAAGCCCCCGGCTCAGGGCAAGTCCTTCGTGCAGGGCGATGGCAACAGCTACGGCGTGCAGAAGGACGAAGGCGCAACCGGCCCCGGGCCGAGCGATGTGCATGTGCCCGCCCCGATGGGCGATCAACCCAAACCCAAGGCCCGCCGCCGCAACACCAAGGCCAAGAAGGACTGATCGATGAGCGAAACCACACTGAAGGCGCAACTTGCCGTGATGAAGGCCAAGGCCTTGATGATCAAGGTGGCGAACCGCTGGCCTTCCGGCGCACCGCAAAGCAAGGGAGGCCAATTCGCCCCCAAGACCGTGGCCGGTGGCCTGCAATCCACCCCCTCGGCGGCGAAGTGGTCGGCGGGTGGTGCCAACAACACCTTCCATGAGACTGGCTGGGCCGGTTCCGGCATGTGGGCCAAACCGAGCGCCCCGCCCCCGGGCGCGAAGCCGCATCCCCAGATGAACGACCACGGCAAGCCCGTGTCCATCAACTACCCCTCCAAGCCGAGCCACGCCTCCACGTGGACTGATCCGGCCAAGACCGCCAGCTTCGTGCCGGGTGGCGATGCGCCTGCCGTGTTGAACGGCGTGCCCATGAAGCCGTGGAACCCGTCGAAGGATGGCTGGGCCAAGGTGGGCGGAACGAACGAAGCGCTCGAGGCCGACTGGCCCTTTCAGCCTCACCCCACCAAGAGCACGGGCGCTGGCGTGCTGATCGTGGAGGACGACGGGCGCGTGTGGCTCACCGCTCCCACGAACGCCTTCGGTGGGTACAAGAACACCTACCCCAAGGGCACCGCTGAATCGGGCCTCACGCTGCAACAGAACGCGATCAAGGAAGCCTACGAAGAGACAGGCCTCAAGGTGAAGATCGTGGGCGTGCTGGGCGACTACGAACGCGACACCTCCAAGGCGCGGATGTATATCGCGCAGCGCGTGGGCGGCACCCCGAAGAACATGGGCTGGGAATCGCAGGCGATCCGGCTGGCACCGCTCAAGGATGCCAACGTGCTGCTCAACAAGCCGCACGACAAGGAAATTCTGGACGATCTGTCCAACATCATGGGCATCGCCAAGGCCGCAGGCGCACCCACGGGCGGTGCCAAGGGCGGCAAGGGTGGCGCGTGGGAAACGCAGCCCCGGTGGCCTGCCGGTACCGCGCTGGGCGGGCAGTGGAAGACGATGGGCGCGGATGGCATCACCCAAGCGCCCGTGATCGCGGGTGGCCTCGAGGGCAAGAACTCGATCTATCAGAAGGTGGCGAACGCTGCCTACTCAGCCGCGCAGTCGGGCGATCTCACCGCGCTGCAATCGGCGATCGACAAGTACCAAGGCCATGCAGGCAAGTTCGCCGCTGGCGTGAAGAGTAGCTCCCACGTGAAATGGGGCGCTCAGGTTCACCAGTTCGCCACGCAGGCGATGGTGGACACGAAGGCAAAGACCAAGGCCTCGGCCAGCGCCGATGCGATCCAAGGGCCGGTGAAGCTCTCCGAGTTCAAGCAAGTGGGCGCGAAGCCCGGTGGCTCGAACCCCGGTGCGCTCTACAAACACCCGGACGAGCCGAACAGCATCTACCTTGTGAAGGGCAACAAGCAACTGCAAACCGGCGCGGTGACGCTCGCCGTGAGCGACGACCGGGCCAAGAACGAGGTGCTCTCTTCGAAGTTGCTGATCGCCGCAGGCGTGGGCGCTCCGACGATGGGGCTGGTCGATCTGGGCAAGGAGCACGGCGGCGGGCTGGGCGTGGCCTCGCTCATGGTGTCCGGTGCCGCAGCCTTCAACCCGACCAACCCGGCGCACGTGGCCGCAGCCCAAGCCGATTTCGCCGTCAATGCGTGGCTCGCGAACTACGACGTTCTGGGCATGGGCTTCGACAACACCGTGGTGAAGGATGGCAAGGCCATCAACATCGATCCGGGTGGTGCCTTGCTCTTCCGCGCTCAAGGCCAACCGAAGGGCTTGATGCACGGCGTGGTGAACGGTGTGCTCGATGCCACCGCGCCCGAGTTCGAATCGATGCGGGTGACCACATCCGAGCAGATGAAGGTTTTCGGCTCGATGACGAAGGAGCAACTCGCAGCCAGCGCACAGAAGCTCGCGCAGATTGACGACGCGACGATCACCAAGCTGGTGAACACCTACGGCCCGGGCGATGCCAAGGCCAAAGCCGCGCTCGCAGAGAACTTGATCGCACGCCGCGACGCCATCCTCGCCAAGACAGGTTTGAAGGTTCCCGCCGCCGTGAGCGCCCCTGCCCCGCAGGCCACGCCCGCAGCCTCCAAGCCATCGAAGGCCGATCCAGCCGTACAGGCCAAGATCAAAGAGACCGTGGATGCGTTGTCCGAGGCCGGAAAGAAGATCGTTGAAAACGTCAAGGCCGATACCTACAAAATCCTCCCGCCAAAGCTCTCCAAGGACGCCGCCGAGCATCACAAGACGCTCGCCGCCGCAGTGCAACTCGCTGCCGACAAGGGCGATATGGCTGGCCTCGGGCTTGCCGCAGCCACGGCCAAGATGAACTTGAATCTGGCGAAGAACGAGGCCGATCTCGACAACGCATCCGAGGTGTGGGCCAACGCCACCGATCACATCGCCAACCTCAAGGGCAAGATCGCCGCCGACGCGAAGAAGATTGCCGAGAGTTCGCCAGATTTCCTCACCACACTCTTCGGGAACCCCGAGGGCGTGAAGAAGCCCGAGTTCACGGCCTCGAGCGAGAACGTGACCAAGTTCTACGGCGCGTTGGCCGACAAGGCTGGTGCGTTGCACGCGCAGGGCGACCTCGCAGGCTTGAAGGCGCTCGCCGCCGATCCTAAGAACGGCAAATACTTCACCAGCCACACCTCTCCAAATTCGAAGCTCCTGCAAGGCCACTATGCGGGCCTCATCGCTTCGCTCGAGGGCACGACCGCCGCAACCACGGTGGCGACCGCGCAGGCCGCGCAGAAAGCGATCAGCGAGCCGGTGGTGAACCCGCCCAAGCCGAAGGAGGCGAAGGCACCGAATCCGGCCATGCCGAACTTCGATGCGTACAAGCTGCCCTCGAGCAACTCCAACGCAACTTCGCACAACGCAAAGGTCGACCTGATTTCCTCGCTCGCCGCCAAGGGCGACGCAGCCGGGATCGCGGCGCTGGCCTACGGCACGAACACCTATGCGAAGAAGCAGGTGGCGCTTGCCAACAGCGCCTTGAAGGCGTTGGGTTCTTCTGCCGTCGTCGCCACCGGCCAAACCAAGAACTCCAACTCGGCCCTCACGGGCGGGGCCACGGTTCAACAGTTGCGCCAAGCCACGGTGGCCGTGAAGCAGCCGCAGCCGCAGCCTCACCCAGCTACGGTGGGCGGCAAGCCCGACATGACGAAGCTCGATATGAGCAACGTCTCCAACCCGCCAAAGCCCTTGTTCGACAAATCGTCCAAGGCGCACGTGAACCAACAGA